GACCACCAACACCATCAACGCCGACACCCGCGGCCTGGTCGCCATCACCCGCAACGAACTTCCGCCCGCCCGCTGACCACCGGAGACCCTCATGACCGCCACCCACAACCAGGCCCGCCGCACCAAGCGTCCCGCCAAGACCAGCCGCCACCTGCGTTTACCCCGCCTCGGCTGGTGGTGGGCGACCATACCCGTCGCCCTGATCGCGGCCGCCCGCACCTGGCCCGTCCAATCCGCCATCCTCGGCGTCGTCCTGGTCTCCACCCTCATCACCTGGGCGATAGGCCCCGCCTGGGCGGTCCCCCTCCTCAACAGGATCGGCACCATCACCATCCGGCAGGCCTCCCTCCCCGCCCAAGGCCAGCGCACCCTGCGCGCCTTCCTCGCCATGGACCACACCCGCTTCGAATACGCCATCGCCGACCTCGCCCGCAAACACCGCGACGTCCGCGACGCCGTTCGCGTAGGGCAGGCCAACGACCGCGGCATGGACGTCCTCGTCCACCTCACCGACGGGCGCCGCATCCTCATCCAGTGCAAGCACCATGAGCTGGGCAACAACGTCGGCTCACCGGTCATCCAGACCGTCAACGGCGTCTACCGCGACATCCACCACTGCCATCAGGCCGCCATCGTCACCACGGCATCCTTCACTCCCGCCGCGGCGGAGACCAACGCGATGCTGCCCCAGCAGATCCGCCTCGTCGACGGCAACGCCCTCGTGCAGTGGGCCAACGGCGGCTCCCCGCCCTGGCAGTGACCCGGCACCAGGGGGGAAGCGGCTCAGACAAACCCCGCCCCGTACGCCACGATCAGAAGTGCACGGTCCGGAGGAAACTCCAGTTGCTAGGACGTCCCCGCGCCCCTGACACAGGCGGAACCCCGGGCCGTGCACACCCCCCCCGACCGCTCGGGGACGCCCACCCCCCGGCACCCGAGCACCACGGCCCCGTCTCGCGCTCACCCTCAGAGCGAGAGGGGGCCGTCGGCGTTCCCCGCCCGGATCAACCCAGCGGCCTCCACGACCCGCACCCCTCCGAGTGGAACAACTCACCCGCCCGAAGCGTCACCGTGATGACCCTGGCCTGCGTCGCAAACTGATTCGCGATGATTTCCCCGGACTGCGACGTCCGCTCCCAATAGCAGTCGGACAACTCACCCTTCGCCTGATACGACCCTGGTTTCACCTGCTGCACATCCGAGTCCGCGTCAGGGTCGTACGGGGCTGGCTTCGCCGTCACCTCGTAGTCCCCGGATGTCATCCACCGGTCATAGTCCCCAGACACCGCCTGATCCAGCGTCTTCGACCACTTCGGGCACAGCTTCGGCATCCCAAACCTGAGGATCGCCTCCCCGTCATCCGCCAGATAGCCGCCCTCCGCCAGACTCTGCGCCGCCGACCATTTCTTACTCTGCTCCGGCAGCAAGTCGCACACGTCCTGCACGAATTCGCTCGCCGACGTGTACAGCGAGTCGACCACCCAGCCCTCCTCACCGGCCTTCCGGTCGATCTCCCCCTCCGGGCCCGGCGGATAGGCCGGCTCCGTGTCCTCCGGCACCTCGGTCGCCGGATCCTCGGACGACACCGACGACGACGCGGACGCCTTCCCATCCCCGCCCGAGCCGCCCCCGCACCCCGCCAACACCACGACCACCGCAGCCACAACCGCGGCAGCCGCCCCCCTCCAGCGCATCTCACTCATGCCAGGCAGCATCCAGCCCAACTCCACCCGGGGGAACCCATATCCGAAAAGAGGCGATCATCTGTGACAGGCGCGGGGCCCGACAACCACACACGAGCGGGAGCCCCGACCGCCATGACCACAACCACCGACCCCGACGTCGGCGTCACCTACCTCCGCACCGCCGACATCCCCCTCGACGAACTCACCCCCTTCCCCGGCAACGCCAAACGCGGCGACGTCGACCAGATCCGCAAGTCCCTGCGCCGCAACGGCCAATACCGCAGCCTCGTCGTCCGCGAAATCCCCGACGGCCCCCTCATCGTCCTCGCCGGCAACCACACCATGCAGGCCCTCGCCGCCGAAGGACACCAGACAGCCCGCTGCGAAGTCGTCCTCTGCGACGAAGACACCGCCCGCCGCATCAACCTGGCGGACAACCGCACCGCGGAACTCGGCGGATACGACAACGACGCCCTCGCCGAACTCCTGTCGTACATGGACGACGACTACGAAGGCACCGGCTACACCGCCGAAGACGTCGAAGCCCTCATCACCCCACCCGACATCGAAGAACTCGACCCCGCCGGCCCCGACGAAGACGACGCAGGCCCCCCGCCCGCCGAACCCGTCACCAAACCAGGCGACATCTGGATCCTCGGCCCCCACCGCATCATCTGCGGCGACGTCCGCGACTACGCCACCGTCGAACGCCTCCTCGACGGCAACCGCATCAACATCGCCTTCACCAGCCCGCCCTACGCCTCCCAACGCGCCTACGACGAGAGCAGCGGCTTCCGCCCCATCCCCCCGGACGAATACGTCGACTGGTTCGAAGACGTCCAAGCCAACGTCCGCGCCCACCTCGCCGACGACGGATCCTGGTTCGTCAACATCAAAGAACACTGCGACGAAGGACAGCGGCACCTGTACGTCAAGGACCTCACCATCGCGCACGCCCGCCTATGGGGATGGCGGTTCGTGGACGAGTTCGCTTGGACACGCGCTGGCGTACCCGGGACCTGGCCAAACCGATTCAAGAACGGCTGGGAACCTGTCTTCCACTTCGCGTTGACCGGACAGATCAAGTTCCGGCCCTACGAGGTAGGACACGCCTCCGATGAGGTGTTCCACGAAGGTGGCCGAGTCAGCGGAACGAACACAACGGGGAACGTCGGGTGGAGCGGTTCCGATGTCCGCACTACTTCTGGGATCGCACTTCCCAGCAACGTGCTCGATATCCATACCAACCCGGCTTCGATGCAGGACGCTGACCACCCGGCCGCATACCCCCTCGCCCTGCCCGAGTGGTTCATCAGGGCGTACAGCGACGCCCGTGACGTCGTCTTCGACCCGTTCATGGGATCCGGCAGCACGCTCCTTGCCGCGCACCGCAATGACCGCATCGCCTACGGCACCGAGATCAGTACTGGCTACTGCGACGTCATCTGCCGCCGCTTCCAGCAGACCACCGGCATCCGGCCCGTCCTCGCCTCCACCGGCGAAGAACACGACTTCACCACCGAACCCGACAGCGACGACCGATGACCTGCCCCACCACGCATACGGCCGATACGCGAACCAATAGGGACTTGCGAACGGAGGCCCCCTGATGTCCGCCTCGCCAGCCAAGCAGGCGCAGGTCGCCGACCGCCGCGCCAAGGCCATCGCCATGTACCTTGCTGGTGCCGACTGGCAGGGAATCGCCGACGCCCTCGGCTACGCCTCCCGCGGCGCCGCCCACACCGACGTCACCCGTGCCCTGAAAGCCAACCGGGAAGCGGAAGCGGAGAAGGTCCAAGAACTGCGGAACGTGGAGAACCTGCGCCTCAACCGGCTCCAGGCGGCATTCTGGCCGAAGGCGTTGAAGGGTGACACGAAGGCTGCGGAGATCGTTCTGAAGTGCGTTGCCGGGCGCGGCAGGATCAACGGCACTGACGCCCCGGTGCGCGCCGAACTCACGGGCGCTGGCGGCGGCCCGATCGCCTTCACTGCCCCGGAGATGGACGAGTTCGAAGCGCTCCTCACCGCTGGCGACGTGACCACACCGGCCCTGGCCGCGGACCTCGAGGACGCTGGTGGCGACGGCGACTGAGGACCGACAGACGTCGCTACTGGCCCGCTACCGCACCATGGGCCGGGAGGAGCGTCTTTCCCTGGCCCGGCAGGCTTCCCCGGAGTTGCGTGCGGCCCTCGCCGCGGTCGAACGGCAGATGGCCATGGACCGCTCCCCGGGCGCCATGGCCGCGGTCCTCACCGACGGGCGGGAGAAGCAGGCCCCGCACCTGGCGCTCATCGACGACGCGTTCGCGAGGATCGCGGCGGGGGAACGCCTGCAGGTCATGCTCACGATGCCTCCGCGGCACGGGAAATCTCAGCGTGCCTCACGGTGGGGGCCCCTGTGGTACCTGCGCCGGCACCCCACCCACCGCGTCATGCTCGCCTCCTACGGCGCCGACCTCGCCGACGACCACGGACGGTGGGTGCGCGACCAGCTCCGCGAGTACTCCGACACCCTGGGTATCAGCCTGAACCCGGCCTCCCACGCCGCGAACCGGTTCGACCTCGAGGCCCCCCGCGGCTCGAGCGTGCGCGGCGGCATGGTCACCGCCGGCGTCGGCGGCGGACTCACCGGCAAAGGCTTCAACCTCGGCGTCATCGACGACCCGTTCAAAGGCCACGACGACGCCTCCAGCCCCGCCCAACGCGAACGCGTCTGGGAGTGGTACCGGTCGGTGTTCTTCACCCGTCGCGCCCCGGGCGCATCCATCATCGTCATCAACACCCGCTGGCACGAAAACGACCTCTCCGGCCGGCTCCTCGCCCACGAGCCCCACCGCTGGCTCCAGATCGACCTGCCCGCCCTCGCCGACAGCGCAGACGACGCCCTCGGCCGGTCCATCGGCGACCCCCTGTGGCCCGACCAGTACGACGCCCAAGAGCTGGCCGACACCCGCGAGTCCGTCGGTGAACGCGTCTGGTACGCCCTCTACCAGCAAAAGCCCCGCCCCCTCGAAGGCGGCGTCTGGAAGTGGGCATGGATCACCGGCCACCGCCTCGACCCCCAGGCCTGGCCCGGCATCACCCCCACCCGCATCGTCGTCGCCGTCGACCACGCCGGCGGCGACTCGATGCGCAACGACGAAGTCGGCCTCGTCTCCGCCGCCCGCGACAACGAAGGCCACCTGTACGTCCTGGACGACCGATCCCGCACCATGGGCGCCGACACCTGGGGCACCGAGGTCTGCCAGCTCGCCATCGACCGGCAGGCCGACGCGATCATCGTGGAGAACAACTTCGGCGGCGACATGGCCCGGCAGATCGTCACCCAGGCCTGGTCGGAGCTCCAGCGCCAGGGACTGACGAAGGGCCTGCTGATGCCCGTGATCCTCGAAGTGCACGCCAAGCAGGGCAAACGCCTGCGCGCCGAACCCATCGCCCAGCTGTACCGCCAAGGGAAGATCCACCACGTCGGCGAGTTCACCGAACTCGAGGGCCAGATGGTCACCTGGCTGCCCGGCATGGACTCCCCCGACCGTATGGACGCCGCCGTCCACGCCCTCACCGAACTCGCCGACCCCGCCACACAGGGCCTGGGCACCACCAACTACACCGACCAGCGCCTCGCCGGGCGCCGCTGAACCACTTTGGCGGCACTTTCGTGGCCCACCAAATGTGATTTGAATCAGCGGGACGCAACCTGGGTGGCGATTTGAAATGTGGACTCCACCATTTCTCGGAGGAAACCGCGACAGCGCACTGCGCAGTTCCCTACAGTGGCCTCGTGGCTGGCCGGGCGTAGGCACAGTTCGCTGAGCCCGTATCCACAAGAGAGGGGGCCGACCGTCACGGCCGACCCCCAGGTGACGGTGCCGCCGGACTAGACCGGGCTGATCCATTGGGTCAGATCCAGAGCCAACTGGATCAACGCGACGCAAAGAGAACAGAACGCCCAGTCCGGCGGCTCATCGTTGTCGAACATGCGCTCTCGCTTCCTCGGTGGCTAAGCCGAAGGGATCCCTCCGGCCGCGGCGCAGAGGGCGACGAGAACAGCAATGCCTACAAGGCGATGTCGTCAGAGACAGACTCTAGAGCGACCGCCAACAACTCCGGGGCCGTCTGTGGAAATTGGGAGCCCGGACCCACCGCATCGCCCGCCAGGGGGAAGCAGACCCCACCCTGCCCGTACTCTGATCACAAGGCGCGGGGCCTGACGCGGAAGGGTGCGCTGTGGGCCTCATCGCCGGTGCCCGGCGGCTCGTCATCGACGGCTGGTCGTGGCTGAACTACAAGCCCGTGTTCAGCGACCCCGCGCGCGGCATGCCGAACCGGCGGGTGTTCCCCGAGGCGCAGGCCATGTGGGTGCCCGCCCACGACGAACGCCGCCTGGCCGCCTACAAGCTGCTCACCGCCTACGACCAAAACCAGGCCGCCGAGCTCGCCGCAGTCATCGACGGGGACGCCGCCCGCGACCGCCGCGAGTTCGGTGACCCGGCGATGTTCGTCGAAACCCTCCTCGCGCACGTCCTGGGGCGGGAGCAGCACATCGCGGTGGCGGGCGCCGAGCAGAGCGACACCGGCACCGACACCGCCGGGCAGGCCGCGGAGCACGTCCAGGACCTGCTGCGCGACTGGGCCGACACCGAGCTGCTGGCGATGCGGATGCAGCAGACCGAACGCAAAGCCGTAGCGCTCGGGGACGGGGTGTACCGGCTGGCCTGGAATCCGAGCAAGCAGCGGGTCGCCCTGCGTTCCGTGGAACCCGGCTTCTACTTCCCCGTCATCGGTGAGGACGATGATGGCGGCGAGTTCCCGGAACGCGTGCACTTCGCGTGGGAGCTGCCGGAGGACCCCAAGCGGGGGTTGAAGGGCCGGCTGCGGCGCATCACCTACGAGCTCGCCCCCATCGGGCCCGCTACATCGACCGGTGTGGACGGCAAGGGCCGGGCTGTGCGCGCCGCGTTGACCGCGGAAAGCCCCGACGGTGAGATCATCCCCGCCGTCGGCCCGGGGGACAGCGTGAACGCCGACACCGGGCTGGTCACCCGCCAGTACGTGTGGAACGACGAGCCGTCCACCGTCACCTGCTACCTCACCGACGCCACCTGGGAACTCGGCGACCTGCGCGGGCAGGTGGATGTCGACTCCCTGCCCATGGACAAGGCGCAGTTCGCGACCCGCTCCGACGGTGAAGTCCTGGACCGCCTGGACCTGCTGATCGATTTCATTCCGGTCATCCACATCCCCAACACCGTGCCGCCCGCCGAAGAGCACTGGGGGCAGTCGTCGCTGGCCAAGGTGCTGCAAGTCTTCGACGAGCTGCAGGGCGCCGACACGGACTCCGCGCGTGCGTCCGCAACGACCGGCCTGCCGATGATCGGCATATCCGGTGTCATGGACCCGCGTGCGCAGATGAACGTCGCGCCCGGCGCCGTGTTCAAGTTGGGTGAGAACGGCCGGCTCACCACTGTCGACACGTCCCCGGCCCTGAAAGAGCTGCGGGAGCAGCGGCACGACCTGTCCGAGCGGGCCGCAACCAACACGCGCCTGCCCGCCGTGTCCCTGGGCACCATCGACCCGTCCCAAGTCCCGTCCGGGTTCGCCATGCAACTGTCCCTGGGTCCGCTGGACTCCCTCATTGGTGGGATGCGGCTGGCCCGCGACCACAAGTACAAGCTGCTGCTGAAGTTCGTGCAGCGCCTGAACTTGGCCGGACAGCACCCCGACTGGCTTGGTGTGACCCCGCTGCCCGCGGAGATGGTGTTCGGCCCGTACACGCCGACCGACAAGGCCGCCGTCCTCGAGCAGGTCACCGCTGGCGTCGCCGGTGGCGTGCTGTCCCTGGAGACCGCGGTGAAAATGTTGATGGAGGCCGGGTTCCCCATCGACGACGCCGCCGAGGAGATCGAGCGGATCCAGTCCCGCCGGTTCGCCGACGCCCGCAACCTGGCCGACGCCCTCGGCAACCCCGACGAAGTCGCCAACTTCCTGGGACGGCAGGCACCCGACACACCCGAGGCACCGGCCGTCCAACTGCCTGCGCTGCCCGCCGACAACCAGCCGGCCGACCCGCAGGCGCAGGGGCAGCAGGGGAGCGGGGGCAACGCGTGAGGCAATCTGTGTTGTCCTTGATCTCAGGCGCGGGGCCTGGACAGTCCATGGGAGGACTTGCTCACATGCGTCGCCCCGCGCAGCACCACCTCGGCCCCACCGCCCGCGGTTGGGCTCACCCGTACACCGGCCTGCTCGCCCACGCCGTCTTCTACAACGACGGCGGCGACCCGCCGACGCCCCCGGCGCCCGCCGATCCGCCGAAGCCCGGCCCGCCCCCCGGCCCGGCCAAGGAGTTCAGCCAAGAAGACCTGGACCGCATAGCGGCCCGGGAGAAGGCGCAGGGCAAGCGGTCCGCGCTGAAGGAGTTCGCCGAAGAGAACGGCTTCACCTCGATCGACGACGCGGCCGCGTTCATCGCCACCGGCCGCAAGGCGAAGGAGGACGCCCTCTCTGATGAGGAGAAGCGGCGCCTGGAACTCGAGCGGCGCGAGCAGGAACTCACCGCCAAGGAAGCCGCTGCGACTGCCCGTGAACGCGCCGCGATCCGCAAGGCCGCCGTGATGGGGCTGGGCGCCATGGGCGATGACCTGGCCGACGCGCTCGCCATCCTCGATCGGGACCTGGCCAGCCAGCCGGACGCCGACGAAACCGCCGTGACCGCGGCCGCCGAGGCCCTCAAGACGCGCCGCCCCGCCCTGTTCGGGCAGGACCCGGCCGCCGGCGCGCAGCCCCAGCAGACGCTGCCCCCGGCGCCCGGTGGAGCACCGGCTGGCGGCGGTCCCAAGCCTCAGGCCAGCAAGGACGACGTGAAGGACCGCGCCCGCAAGCGGGCCGAACAGATGGGCTTCCGCCGCACCGACGCGGCCTGACCCACCCATAGCTGAGGGACCACGCCCTCTCGCACCACCCCGTGGACGGCACCACACCGCTGGTAGCCCGCACCCCATGTGCCATCCCCATTCCACGGGAGGAGATCGGCGTGGACCTCCAGCCGATGACCACCACCGAGACCGTGACCGCCGACCGCCGGTGGCTGAAGAACCTGCACGGCTCGGGCATGAACGCCACCGTCACCCTGGACGTCACCAAGTTCACGGTGAGCACCCACTACACCGCGGCGACCGCGACGAACCCGTACGCGGTGTTCAAGGGCGGTATCCCGCTCGGCAAGCTGACCGCGTCCGGCCTGTACGCGCCGTACACCTCCGGGGCGTCCGACGGCTCGCAGATCTTCGCCGGGCTCCTCGCCACCGACGCGTCCTTCAACCCGGCCGTGACCAAGGTCGGCGCGGCGCTCCTGGTGCACGGCGACGTCGACACCGCGAAGCTGCCCGTCGCGCTCACGGTCCCCGCGGCCGCCAGCCGCACCGACAACATCCACTTCTCCTGAAGAGGCCCTGAATCATGCTTGAGAACCTCCTCAGGGGTATCGACGCCACCGAGATCAACGCGTTCGCCCGCGCCGTACAGACCCCGGCGGACTACGCGCTGACCCTCTCGGTCATGCCGGAACGCACCATCAACTCGGTCAAGTTCCGCATCAAGTCCACCTCCCGCCGCGTGAACGCCGCGAAGTACCGGGCGTGGGACGCACAGACCTCGGTCGCCACGCGTGAGGCCAAGCGCATCGTCACCGAGGGCATGCTGCCCCCGCTCGGCCAGAAGTACCTGGTCGGCGAACTCGAGCAGATCCTCCTCGACACCAGCCGCGGCGCCGACGCCTCCGAACTGGTAGAGCTCCTCTACCAGGACGTGGCCGCGCACGTGCAGTCCATCAAGTCCCGCCTCGAGCTCGCCGTCGGCGACCTCCTCACCGACGGAAAGTTCACCCTCGCCGGGGAGAACGGCCTCACGGTGGAGTACGACGCCGGAGTGCCGTCCGCGAACATGCCCACCGCGGCCACCGCCTGGTCGAACCCGGCCGCCGACGCCCTCGCCGACGAGATGGCATGGACCGAGGTCCTGCGCGCCAGTGGGGCCCCGCTCCCCACCCGCGTCGTCACCTCCTACAAGGCCCGCGCCTACCTGGCCTCCAACGACTCCTACCGCAGGGCGTTCTACGGGCAGCCCTCCACCCTCACCCCCACCGGCGTCCTCGCACCCAACGAGGTCGACGCCGTACGGGCCCGCTACAACCTCCCGCCCATCGAGGTGTACGACGTCCAGATCCCCAAGGACGACGGCACCATGGCCCGCCCCATCCCCGACAACAAGTGGCTGATGCTGCCGCCGAACCCGCAGACCTGGGGCGAGACGCAGTACGGCGTCACCGCCGAGTCCCTGGTCCTCTCCTCCGGCTCCAACCCGGCCATCGAGCGGGAAGAGGCCCCCGGCATCGTCGTCACCCACGGCTACACCGACGACCCGGTCCAGGTGTGGACGAAGGGCGCGGCCGTCGCGATGCCCGTGCTGTACGTGCCGGACATCCACATCGCAGCCTCGGTGTTCTGATCATGGGACGGACACTGGCAGCGACCGTGTACGTGACGGACCCGGAGTCCCACCAGACCGTCGTCCTCGAGGCGGGCACGACGCCGGAGAAGCGCCTCGCCGACCTGGTCCCCAACCCGGCCGCCTGGGACGACGACAAGACCGCGGAAGAGGCGCCCCAGGGCGACGACACTGCGGAGCCCAAGCAGGCCGCGAAGAAGACCGCGGCCAAGAGGCCGGCTCGGGGCCGGAACGCCGCTGACGAGGGCACCAGCGGCGAGTAAAAGCGTGTGCGGGCCCGCCCCAGGTGGGGGCGCCAACCGGCGGGCCCGCACCCGCACCCCCTTCCCACCCCACCCTCCTGGAGGCAGCAGTGGACACCGCCGTACGCGCCTGGCTGCTCGCCGAACTCGGCACCACCACCGACACCACCGACCTCGAGACCCGCTACACCCGCCTCGGCACCGCACGCGCCACAGCCCTCGAGATCCTGCGCGAACGCCTGGCCGCCCTGCGCCAGCAGCCCTCCACCGTCAACGTGTCCAGCGTCGTCGGCGTCTCCTTCACCGAGAACATCAAGGCCTACGAGCGGCAGATCGCCGGCCTCGAAGCCGGGAACAACCCGGCCCCCGACGACCCGGACGACGGATCCGGCATCAGCGGCGACCTCACCCTGCTGTACCTGCACGAACGGCCCCGGCGATGACCACCCACGTACGGCGCGGCCGAACCCTCCGCTCCCGCCTCCTCGCCTACATCACCGGAGCCGTCGACCGGCTCCGCTCCGCGTGGAACATCCTCACCATCGCCCAAACCCGGCTGCTGAACACGCTGGCCGTCATCCCGCCCTCCCGCCAAGGCGTCAGCCGCCGCCTGCGCGCAGCCATCGACGTGTTCAACACCAGCCTCGCCAACTTCGCCCGCACCGCCGGGGCGTTCGCCGAACGGTGGGCGGCCAGCGACCTGCCCCTCATCTACCGCGAAGGCGCGCTGGCGATACTCGACAACGCCGACCGGCCCAACACCCTGTTCACGTGGACCGACCGGCACCGGGCCGCCATCACCGGGACGTCCGCGCAGTACTACGCCGACTTCACCGGCCGCATCCAGGAAGCCCTGCGCCGCGCCCGCGCCTTCCTCCGCGCAGCCCAGGACGCCTCCCGCAACGCATCCCGCGACACCAGCGCCCACATCAACATCGACCAGCTGCGCCGCGACCACCCCCTCGACACCGTCATCTACGCCAACAACGCCCGCCATCCGGTGGAGGCGTGGGCGCGCGCATCCGTCACCTGGCAGGCCGTCACCACCGCCAACACGGCGGCAGCCCGCACCGCACTGGACGAACTGGGCACCTCGTTCGTGGAGATCAGGGACGGCGCCGACTGCGGCTGGACCTCCCACGACGACCCGGACCGCGCCAACCGCACTCTGCGCACCGTCCAGGACGCCCTCGCCCACCCGTCCGCGCACCCGCACTGCCAGCGCGAATTCTTGCCCCGCCTGGACCTCGCCGGGCGCACCAACATCCATTCCGGAGCCCTGCTGTGACCGCCCCCATCGCCCTGACCGTCCACCCCGGAGGCGGCATCCCGCCCGAATGGCGCCGCCAACTCATCGTGGACTGGCTGGCCGAGAACAGCATCGACCCGAAGCGGGTGTCCGCTGACCACCCGGTCATCGTGGTGGACCTTGCCAAGGCGTCACCCGAGACACCCGGGGACGCCCTGTGGAGCAGGCAAGTGATCGTCTTCACCGAGTACCACCGACTGGATGGCATCACCCAGGCCGACCCGACTACGGGGCGGCCCGTCACGTTCCAAAGCACCGTGCCCCTCAAGACCCCCTTCCCGGCCGAACCCACGACGGACGACGAAGGACGATCCGATGGCGAAGCTGACAGCGAAGAAGCGGAACAAGCTCCCGAAGTCCTCGTTCGCGATCAAGAGCAAGCGGGCCTACCCGATCGACACGAAGGCGAGGGCCGTGAGCGCCCTCGGCAGGGCCAAGATGCACGGGACGAAAGCACAGCAAAAGGCAGTTCGAGCCGCGGTAACCAAGCGGTACCCCAGCCTGAAGAAGACCGGCGGACGCAAGAAGAAGTAGGTGGCGCGTGAGCGAGACTCCAACCGAGCCGCAGGCCCACGGTGTTCGCATCGAGGCGGGCCCCATCGACGCCTTCATCAGCATCGACGGCAACCCGATTCCGCAGGGGCAGGTCACCGGCTACTTCCTGGATCACGCAGTCGGCGAATCGATCCCGCGGCTCGTGCTGAACACCCGGCAGCCCGAAGGCGTCGTCTTCGAAGGCCTCGCCCGCGTCGCCGTCGGCATCAGCAAGACCCCGGGGGAGGTCGTGGCCGCGTTCCTCGCCGAGGTCGACCCCGTCCTCCTGGACCAGGAAGCCCTCAACCGGTCCGACTACGGCGGCGGGGAAGGCGCAACCGCGCGCGCCATGCTCGCCACGTTGGCGGACTGGGCGCAAGGGAAGGCCACCTGATGCCCGGCCTGGACCTGTCCTCCGTTGCGACGTTCCTCGAGGGATT